AACAAGATACTTTCCACGCCACTGTTCCATACTAACGTAAGTTAGTGATTCATCACGTTCGTGTTTAACATATGTGTTTAGTTCATTCCATTCAGATTCGCTGTATGATGTGAGCAATTCAGGATCGTAGAATCCTTCGGCAACATTTCTTTTAACAAGTTCAAGTATATGACATGGTTCGTATGATCCGTATACCATTTTACGTAAATGATATACAATTAGTCTACCAGCAACTGATTGATAGTTAGGTGTGTCTTCGTTAATTAAATCAGCCGCTGCTTTAATAAGAGTTTCTTGAATTTCGTCTGTAGTAATGCCATTGTAAAACTGAATAGCACTTTTTAGTTCAACTTCGCTAGGGCTAACACCAGCTATACCTTCGCAAGCATGAAAGACTACTTTATGTAGTTTATCAAGATTTAAAATTTCTTTTGAACCATTTCTTTTTATTACTTGTATATTGCTCATAACATACTTTTCCTTTTTAGAATAAAATAGGCTTCCATTGCGTTAGTATAACGCAAGGTTTAAATTATATTTTTTTTATAATATCGTTAACGGAAATACGATAAGATATCGAACATTCGCTGTCGTGAAAAATACTTATCGTTCCTCGCTCATAATTAAGCAAGTGTTTATTGTCGATTAAGGCACAAAGTTTCTGAAAACTTCTGCCATTGCATGTTACATAAATTAGCTCATTAGGTATGTCTTGGTTAGCATAATAAATTGTGTATGCCATTCCTAATGCTAAACTATTTTCACAAAAATCTCCTTGGTGTAACATTTCCCAAGGAGTTGGCCAGTTACTGGAATCAACAGGATCAATAGTTATATTAATCAAAGGCGCAGACTCCCACCATGCCACTACAGTTTTACACACTTCAAGTGTGTTTGTCGTATCTAGCCCACGTCTGAATTCCTTCCAGCGTCCTAGTCTTACGCTGGGTGATTCATACCAGGCCCTATGCTTTAATTGCTGTTCCAAAGTTGATATGTATATTTAAATTTTGCTACGGCGTTTGCGTTGTCTGTATAAGTCAATCTTAATGTGTTTGCAGTTGCAACGCTAGTTCCAAAATCAATGTTAACTGTTCCGACTTCTGTATAGTTGTCATCTATTGCGGCAGTTGGACCTGATGGATTTACTGCAATACGAAGTTGACCTATTCTAAGACCGTTTACAGTTTTTAGTGTATAATCAATAATACATGCGTCGGCTACAGTTGTGTTAAAACTAAAACCGGTATTTGCTGCAGAACCGTTTGCAGCGAGTTGTATGCTGCTAGGGATAATAAGGTCATTTAAGAAATCAAGTTCGCCGTTAAACTTAGCAGTAATAGCAACACCCGATCCTGGTGCAGTGTTAAATGTTATTGTAGTTCCTGATATTGTATATGCAGTAGTAATTGTGCCGTTTAAGTATACACCGATTACATTATGGTTGCTAAAATCAACAGGAAGAACGAATGCAGTAGTAGATGCGTTACCTGTGCCAACTGCAATTGTATCGTTACCAATAAACAATCTGCGTTGATCTTTTGCATAACCTAATTCGCCTGCGTCAAGTAAAGGTAAATCTGCAAAATTACCTTGTCTTACTTTCATTTTACTAATACGTGTAGTTGCCATTTTCTATTCCCTCGATAACATATTTAGTTGAGATTATAAAACTCAGCAACACGACCTGCCCATTTTTCTTCCCAATATTTGAACTCATCAGGATCTACTTCGAACAGTTGCCATTCACAATCTCTACTACACATAAAAATTGCAGCCGTTTCTATATTTGTTTTATATAATTCGTTATGAGCCATACCGTATGCTGCTGCCTGCATAAAGTAATCTTCAATCCATTCACGCTTTTTAGGTTTGTTAGTTTGTTTGAAGTCCATTATAGCAGACTTGCCTTTCCACATACCAACAAGGTCAGTAGTGCCAGCATATAAGCCTGGATAGCAAAGATTAACTTCACTACCCCAAACCTCAGTAATGTGTGGTTCTATGTTTTTAATTACAGTATCTGCCATTAGTCTAGATTGAACCGTTGCTTCGCCGGTATACGATTCGTTCTTAACCCAATGCTCTAGTATGGCGTGCATATATGTTCCGGTATTCGCTGCTTCTGTTACAACACGCTGGGCTTCTTGTTCGCCTACACGTTGTTTCCAGTTGTTAAGAGCTTCACGTTTTTCTTTGGGTTTTGTTTTGTCTAAAATAGTAGTCACACTTGGGACAGGATCTCCCCAAGGATTTTCATATAAACGTTTTCCGTCTATTGATTTGCGTTTTAATTCTTGATATGGATATGGTGAGGTTATTGTTAACATGTTGTGACAATATAATACTGTTACAATATTGTCAATAAGTAATTACCCATTTGAAAGTATTATTAGTTGTTGTGTTTGTTCGTTGTTCGATACTATAACCTAAACTTTCAAAGTGAGATATAACCTGATTCATTTGATCTGTTTTAGCACGGTCGGTTGAAGTGCCTTGCCATACGTTGAAATAGGATACACTGCTTGGATTTGTTGCTGTATATGAAGTTGCTGTAAGCCCAAGTGCAGTATTAGCAGTGCCTGCACCAACCGTAAATGTCCATGCACCTGCGGTTGTTGTTCTAGTAAGAACTAATCTGTTTGATGCGTTTGCACTTGCCACAACACCTGGAAAATATCCATTAATGTCTGCAATAACAGCTTTTAAACTAGTTCCTGTTGTTCCTAGTGCTAATGTTGTTCCGTTAAGTATAATTGTTTGCCCTGACGTAATAGTTGGTGCAGAGACAGAACCAGTAACAACAATGTCAGGTGTTGATTCTGTCATTGTTGTTCCATCGCTGACTGTGGTTTCGTATAAGAAGTTTCCAGCATCGGTAATGATTTGTTCCATAAGTGTATTAATTTCACGGAATATTACAAGATCATTTCTTGCCACTGTTAATGCTTCTTTACTGTTAAAACTGTATGTCATGGCATTCTTTTCTTTAATTGCTTGCTAGCTAATTTGCTAACGGTTTCTTTGTCTTTATCTGCATCGGTGTTTGGAGAATCAGGAACCGCTGTATCTAAAGTAACTTCAGTGTCAGATGCTGCACCAACACTTTTTATATTTTTTAACAAGCTCTTTAAGCTAATCATATCTATACTATAACCCATTGATTGTAGTTTAGATAAAACAGATGGTGTGTTGAGTTTAGTGTATCCACGAGCTTTTGCTCGAGTGATTAATTCCTCAAGATCATTGGCAATATCACCTTGCTCCACTGTGGATTCAACTAAATCTGAAAATCTCATCTGAACTGCTTTAATAATTTTTCTAGTTGTGGTCTTGAATAACCTGCTGCTCTTGCTGCTTCTAGCACTTTTTTCTTAGCATTGACAACTCTTTGCTCTTTAAGTGCGTCTCTTTCCATACGGTCCATGACGCTTTCGGCCTTTAATTCACGACCAACTGAGTTGTCTGCACCAGCGGCAGCATCATCGCCTTCGAAGTCATCGCCCATATCCATATCTTCAGGTGCTGCTGTACCCATGTCAGTTGGAGCAGGTGCATTAACTGGCTTGCCTTGCGCTTGAAGTGTAGCGTTCTCAAGTGATTCTTTAGTTGCTTTTAATTGATCTAGCAATGAACCTAGTGCTGAATCTGCTGCACTGTTGTATTGTTCTGCAACATCAAAACCAATTTGTTCTTTCATTGCATCAGTGATAGGCATCAATTCCTGGACTTGCATTGCTGCAACATCTTCTACCATTTTTTGTAGTTTGTCGACAAGCTCTTGTGCTGCTAGTAGAACCTCAGCTTGTGCTAAGTCTTGTTCCATTAGTCTCTTGCTTTCCATTGTTTTCTTTTTCATAGCTTTTCCATCTTTTCTCGCTGGTGCAACTTCATTGATATATGTTCGTAATGAATGTGCAATTAGATTTAGTTTATTGTATTGTGCATTTTCCCAATACTGAAAATCGCTCTCTTTAATAGCTTCTATTTTTGCATTGGTTGTTCTTAGCATACGATGCAATGCATCGGTGCTCATTTCTGATAATTTTACATTATGCCCAAATGTGCTAGCAAGAACACTATTAATTTTTTGGACATTATGTTTTGATGAATTTAAGTCATTTAAATGCATGATAGTGGTTCCTGATCTGTTATAGTATATTTATAGTTTTCTAATAATTTTTTGTTTCGCTTCTTTCAACTTACGAGTTGCATTGTCTATTTTAGCTAAACTAATGTCTTCGGATAAGTGTTTTTTATTTTTATGCATATACACTTCATACAAAGCATTGCAATATTCCATGTCGTGTGTTTCTAACTCAGTTATTGTATTTGGTTTACCTAATATATATGCTTTCGTCATAGCAAGTGCAGTTTCAAATAAACCCAATTCTTCTTGCAATGTTTCGTTAATTTCAGTATCTATTATATTATAAAACTTCTTCTTACGGCCTGCAAACTCGTGTTCTACTATATCGATTCTATAATTTTGAACTTCTACACTATTTTCTTTTACAGTTTGTGTCATTGCTATTGCAAGTTCTACATCTTTCAATGCTTCTTTTGCCAAGTCATCAACAGTTTCACGCAACTGCTTATCAATTGCGTGACTCAACTTATCCAGTTCTTTTAGTAAGTCTTTCATTATTCCCTACTTAGATTGTTAACATTTAATTTGTAATTAACCGATTTACGATCTACAACTTTGTCTAGCACACCTCTGTTTACAAGTGTTTGTGCAATATATTCGTCACGTTCGTTTAGATCTTTTTTGTCTAAGAGTTCATTGCCGGTAAAGTGTTCTTCTAGGAATTTACTTTCTCTGCTATTAATCCATGTATGAAAGCCACCCTTTGTTACAAATGTTTTCATTGTTGCTTTCCTTGATTTTGTAGCTCTTGTTGTTGTTGCATATATGCACGGTTGGGAATACCGGTAAGAGCATATTGTTTACGCTTTTGGCTGTGAAATTGATGTGCGGCAGCTATGTTAGCTTCGTCGTTGGCATTTTTATTATCATTGTTTGCACGTTTATTTTGGTTTGCAGGATCGCCAGACTGTTGTTGTCTTACCGTAGCTTTAGACACACCTTGCCCTGGTTCGTCATTTAATCCATATGCTTCAACAATGTCACTAACTTTCATTTTATTTCACCTTATTAAGTTTACGAACAGATATACTGGCCGGATTAAATCTTTTTGTAAACTTTGCTTTCTTTTGTAATCTGACACCCATTTGTGCTTTAGTTCTGCGTAGAATAACTTGTTTTTTCAAATCCACTGGTTGTGTGCATTGTCCAGGGTTGCTAACTAATCTACCCGATCGGTGTCCAACGCTACAACGATACTTTCTTGACAAGGACTTGCCTTTACGAGCCCAGACTAGCTGTGCTTCTACAATTGGGCTGTTTGGTGTTAAATCATTTAAATCCATACAACTATTTATTAAAATTACATGCTCATTAATATAGTAACAATAACTGTTAGTATACCTGCAACTACGCTAGCTGCAGCACCTAGTAATATCTTATTAGTTGTTTGATTTTGTTTGAGGTTATCCTCACGCATTTGTGCAAATGCTTTGATGCCTTCTTCACGTAAATTAGTGACTTTGTCTTCTATGTTATCTAAACGATCACTAATATTTTTTACTTTTTCTTCCAAGACACGATATCTCTCAGCGCATAGGTCAACATGTGCTTCCAGGTTTGTTTTTTCTAGTGTAGTAACCGACATGGTTCACTGCCTACTTCTTCATCAGCTTCTAGCTAATTTGTTTATAGGAGCCTTAGATGTTGTGCCTGGTGTTGTGCCTATTTTTTATTAATATATTTATTACGATACTAACTATTTAAAAAGTATAAGTTTATACTATTTTTATTTTTAGTTTCAAATGTGCTGCGTTTGAATTTAGCAGTTTCATCTAAATTAGAAATAAATGCAGCGCCGTCACTGTCTTCTTTTAAAAAATAAACAGTATCTTCATTGTGTTTATAAACATCCGTATGCTCTGATGCAAAGCTAAGTTTCCATACAGTATGTAGTCCTGAAAATTGTTTTCCAAAGCTAAAATTAGCTAAATCTTGTGTCGATAATGTAGTCACATATATATTAATAGGTTGACTACGCATACCTATTAGCTGTAATAATGTGTTTAAATTCTGTTGTTGATTATAACTTTTAGTATCTGTTGTTTTACTGTTAAAGAGATTAGTTTCAGTTATATCAACTAATGTAAATGCATTGTAATTCTGGGTCAAGTTAACCTACAAGTCTTTTACCTATTGCTCGACCAGCAGCAAAACCACCTACGGCAACTGCGCTTACTGCAGCTAATTTAGCAAGTTTACTTGGTTTTTCTGCGTTTTTAACATTTTTTAACTCTAAATCTTTAGCTTTAGCATAGGCACTTAATACGGCATACAGCTCGCTACGTATTGCATTAGTTCTATAAAATTGCAGTAGTCGAGTTACTACTATTTTTTTTTGCATACTGTCTAGATTATTCCAACCAGAAATTAGTCTTCTTAAATCTTTATAATTACTATCTTGAATATCTAAACCTTTTTCTAAATTGAATAAAAATGCAGATGTGTTTTGAACCGATTGACCTGTACTTAATTTTATTAAATAATCTTTAATTTTAGAAATTGGCATATTAACTTTATTAAATTGAATAGCAGCATTTTGACCACCACTAAGATTTTTAGTTAAAATACTGTTTAAAGCAATATATAAGTCGCTACCTGCTTGTTGATAATTTCCAAACCCTTGATATTGTATAGTTTTAGCTGCATAATCTTTAGCTATGGAAGCAGTATCATAATCACTATAAAGCAATTGTAAGGTTAACATGTTAATAAATGCAAAGTCTAACATGTCTCTAGCATCTGTAGTTTGCACTTGTTGTTTAGATCTAAACATTTTGCTTTCATTTAAATCTTTTATAAGACTTAAATTTAATGAAGGCTTAGTATCTTCGACTAAGTGACCTCCTGACATTTCTGCATATTCTTTTGCTGTATATTTTTGTTCCATGCTAATATTTACCTTAACTCGGAGTCCAACGATGGCGGGGGACAAGTTTAACTTTTTCTGCATTTGCTGCATAACCTTCTCCGCCGGGCTGACCATCTGTCGTAGCAGTGATATCTGCAGTTTGTTGATCCAACTGATCAATGATATCATTTTTTACGTTTTGAACTTTTAACACTAAGTCAAAGAGCAAGGGAATAGACTTGCTTTCTGGCATTGCTAAAATTTTTGCTTGCTTTTGCGGACTTACTTTGCTTGCTTTTAACCAGTCAGTGAACCCTGTTGCTAGTTCTTTTAATCTGCCTGCTCTACTCATTTGATTAACATAAGTGTAAATGATATTTTTCATATCACTTAGACCTTGTTGCGGTGCAAGTAAGCTATCAATTTCGTTTGCATGTGCATTTGCTAACGAAACAATTTCGCTAACTGCACTAGTGTCTATCTTAGTTTGATATGATGTAATTCTAGAATTCAATACAATAGCATCAGACGAGTTCAACGCAGACACATCATTTAACGGAACACCTTCCGCATCGCCGAAATTTTTATAATATAAGTGTGCAGCAATACCTACACTGCTGTTAGCAACTCGCTTACCTAAATCACTTTGTGGATTAACAGTATATGTTACTTTGTTTGGTGTAAATGAAATACCTGCGTCAGTAGTAGTAAAAGGTTCTCCCGGATACCATAGCAAATCGCCAAATGCATAACCCTTAAAATTAGCAGGAGTATTGCGTTCCATTATAGCAAACACTTGTGCCATGTCAGCACCTAGTTTTTGTCTCCAGTCCTCGCCTTTACCCGCTGTAGTAATTGCAGTTTGCATTTCGTCAGGCGAAGTATATTTGTCTTTACCCCAACCGTTTTTACCTACTAAAACAAATGTGCCGTCTGGTTCACGTCCCCAATAAACAGCAATACGTCCGTCCCATTTGATGTTAAGTGCAGTTGACCCACTGCCCATATCTTGTAATATTTTTGCAGCTTGTAACGCACCTTGACTTCCGTCAACGAATACTAAATCTTCTAAGTGTTGCCATTCACGGCCTACTTTGGCTGCTTCAAATAAAAAGTCAGATGCTCTCATGACAACTCTTTCCAGTTTGGATCTGCTCTAAGGTCTGCTATCATTTGTTGACCTTTATCTGGCAATGCGTTCATTATAGCTTCAACACTACCCAAGTCGTTTGCAGTTGCAGTAGGACCTAACAATATCTTAGCAACATCATTTACATCTTTAGACACCATGCTGTCATCTTCACGACGCAATAGGCCTTTAAATCCACTCCATTTTAATCCTTTTTGTTTTGCAAGATAAGACATTGCAATATGTTTGTTAACACCTTTAAAAGGACTACCTTGTGGAATAGCGTGTGTATGGAATTTAGCGACATCAGTTGCATCAGGAACAACCATAATGTCAACTTGATGTGAGTGATCTTCCATTGGCACTCTAACATGAACACTAACACCGCTTTGACCTGTTTGCAATCCTGCAAGGTCAAATACTTGTCGTAATTGTTTTCTTATTAATTTTGGATCTTGTAATTTGAATTCACGGGCTAGTGTATCTTGATCGACGATTAAATCTAAATCGCCACTTATTTTACCTGGTGTAGGTGTTGCACCGCTACCGATAGGAATAGCAGTTGCTCCTGTTTGTGAAAGCACTTTATTGACAGTAGCAACAATATCAGGAATCATTTCATGTGCAAAAGGTTGAGCATCAGCGAAGACATTGCCGCCTTCTTTGATTATTAAATCTTTTTGAAGCAGACGTTTAACTCGTGGACCTCGTCCTGCCCTACGCTTCGCTGTCCCACTTAGGATGTCTTTTATCTTCAATTTTTGCCATTCCTCTACTAAACTTTTTAGGATCCTGTAATCGAATACTAGCAAGCAATCGTTTGTTTAAATCTTCTGCAACCTCAGGATCGAAACTTTCATTAATCAACTTTATTAGATTAATTGCCGTAACGATAACTTGTTGTGCATTAGATTCAACAATTTGCTTTTTATCCCGTTTGGGGGACATTGCATTAATTTCTTCTAAAATGGATCTTGTATTTTTCTTCATTATAACACTATTTAGCGGTTTAGCTGGTAAATATTTTAAGCTGAAGCATTGATGATCAGCACTTATGGCATTTGCAGAACTTCGGATAACTGAACAACAGATTCATTGCTTATAAGAACTAGAACATCAATGACAGGCGAGCAAAATACAGGCTTACAATTTGGCACACACAGGCTCATACTTATTGACTCCGTTTGGCACTGCTCGTCGTTCAGAATCATATATAGATAAAGATAAGGTCAACAACATCTTTGCTTCAGCACTTATTCTCTTCGCTTAAGTAGACTTTTTAGTTTGTCTGTATTGACGTTAGAATGCGTCATTACAGGTGCTGCTGGTTGTGCAGCTTGCTCACCTGGTGTGATAGAGCTTTTAGTTTTTAGCTTTTGGTAAATGCTAGTTACTTGATTTTCGCCGCTATCTTGTTCATCTTCATCAAGGTCTGTAATACGCAACGTTTCCATGTTGTATCCTAGATCCAACTTAGTCCCTACACCGCTGCTACTACGTGTTTTCATAAACTGAATTTGAACACGCCCACGCTCACGCATAGCACGACTACTAAAGATACCGATCAAGTTATCTGCTGTATTGATCTTAGAGATACCACCTGCGATATGGCTATGGTCAAACTCAATCTCATCAACTGCACTACGGTTTAGCTGCGATGCTGTAACAAACAGTATGTGCAATTCAATTGCTAAGTTACGCAATTCTTCCGATACATACTTGTCCTTAATAAATTGGTCACTAGGATTTACTTTTACACTAACAGGCATCATAAGGTCTAGGTAGTCAACAAACAGTGCGTCAACTTTAATACGCTTTTGTATTTGATATTCTTTAATATATGCACGTATGTCGTTAACAGTTGCACCGTTGGGCATTTGAATGATTTGTAAAATGCCTGCTTTCTTAGATGCTATCTTAACCTTAAGTTCTACGTCCTCTGGGTTACGCATAACATTAACGGTGCTCATGTTTGTAAGCATAGCGTCTAGTCGCATTGAACAAAGTTCTTCACTAAGTTCAAGACTAACGTAAACAACGTTTTTACCTTGCAGCGCCCAATTCAATGCCATGTTTTGCATGAATAGCGATTTACCAGAACCAGAACCACCAGCAAAGATGTTTAGTTCGCCTGGGTTAAATCCGCCATATAAAATCTTATCGAGACTTGCCCAGCCTGTGCTGTTTTGCCCTCTGTTGTCTTTAATCTTCTGAATACGTCCGGCAGGGTCGTCCCAATAGTTAAGACCAAAGTTTTTAGCAAGACCAATGCCTACTGCGTCTTTGATGAGTTGTTCTACTGCACCATACTCGTGTTTTTCTAATTTATCAGCACTTTGTAAGATTGCATTTTCTAACGCTTTGTGTCTACAGAACTTTTCATATTCGTCCATAAACCACTTTTTATGGTCATCAGTTACTTTGCCTGCAATGTCGTCGAATTGATGTTGTGTTTTTGCTTTGATTTGTTCTAGTGTAGGAAGATCATTATACTTCCTTACATGCTCGTCCATAAAATCTATAGTGGGCTGATACTTCCTAGAAAAATACTTTGAATTAGTAATAGCGTTACACCGAACATACAAGTCTTTTTCTGCTAGTAAAAATTCAATGTATAACTTTTGCAGATCGTCTGTATATTCTTCACTCATCTCGATAACTTCCTAACAACGTATTCGTCTACTGACAAATTCTCATAATGCAACATTCTTATCATTGTGTTAATAGATATAAAATTAACTACTTCGTAATAATTTGTCAACCAAACAAATTTACCCGACGCTAACTTAATAGGTATCCACGCAAACTTTTTATTTTCTTCTACTGTTACATTAGTTATTGCACTTATATGTTTCATTTACAATGTTGTTTTGCAAGTATTTGGATCTTTGTGCTGCTAGTTTCTGCACTGTCCAAGATACTACGCACAGTGAACAATCTGCCATATTTTGCAACTGCTTCACCTGCGTCTTTGCAATTTTCCCATGGCGGGAAACTAACGCTCCAACCACGTTTAACTGCAGCCTTTACTGTTTCCAACCCAGGCTTATCAAAGTCTGGTAGTAGGATAACTTGTTTATCTAATTGGTCAATGATACTGCATTGAGTAGCATTAGGCGTATTGCCGTTCAATGCAACGCCGCCAACTAATAATGCATCCAACTGACCTTCAGTGACAATCACATAATCATGTGTTGCTTGTGCATCGAGGTTATACACAAAGTTTTTAGGACTTTGCAGAAAGTATTTCGGTGTCTCTAGTGGACGATCAGGTAGTGTCCAACGAGCTGTATAACCTACAATTGTATTGTTATGATAAAACGGTAAGATAACCCTATTAGCAAAATGACTATGAGGTGACCAGTGCCACTTATCA